AGCTTGACTTGCGCCGAACCGGATGATACGGTCCAGTCGATCCGCAATCCGTCTGTGATTGTCGAGTTGAACGTTCCATATTTAGCAACGCTCCCATCAGGCAGTAGGAGCTGTGCTACAAGAGCATCGGACCGCATGTTGCGTGCTGTTTTGGTTGTGGCATTACCGTCACTGGCGCCCATCGACACGCACCGATCGCTGGTCAGATCGGTGAAGCCGACCGATGCGTATTGGTTTGCTTCTCGGATTGTTCCATCCGAATCTCCCCAGCAAAGAAAGAACAGTGCCGCAGTCGGCGTGCCGAAGCCTGCCGATGTGAAGTCGATCGTATCCGTTGCCGCGGGCGTCGTCTGCTTGACTACGGCACACTCAAGCATATCAATCAATCCCCAGAATGCTGCGCCACTTGGCTTCGGTGATGCAGCCGTTTTCGGCTGCGATGCCAGCGGCCATGATTTTGCTCATGTATACCAGCTTGGCCTGAACATCTGACTGTCCATTCAGCTCAGCAGCAATTGCATTCACGTCCGTTTCCTCCGGACTTGTGAATGCGCGGCCCAAGATGCCTTCCAATGCTGTTTTCGCCGCAGCAGCCGTGATGTCATCTGTGCCGTATAGGGCAAGCGCCGCATCGAACAGATGATTGCTCAGCCGTTCATCAGCCTCGCCGGTTGCCGCAATCAGGTTCCACAATCCAGCCATCGGCATCCCTCCATCAAGCAGCCACAAAGGTCGCTCCTAGTCCCCGGACCGCACCGGGCACCACTTGCTTTCCACCACGCGGGCCAGCTCGTTGATCGCCTCCGTATTGGCGGCGATCACCTGGCTGCTCTCCGCCTGGACCGTTAGCAGTTCAGAGAACTGTGTATCTCTCGTGTGGACCATCCACACTACAACGCCCAGCAAGGCGGCCGACATGCCGGCGAACCCGTATTGCATGATGGGCTGGAGAATGGAAAACTTCGTCGCCGCCTGTGTGCCGTTGGCCATGCTGCCCCTCCTTGTTAGGTGTCATCGTTCAACCGCCACACAATTGCTTCAGCGGGTCCTGCTTGAGCAGCTTGTCGCGGAGCGCCAGGGCCTTCTCGGTGCTGAAGCCCTTCTTCTTCGCGTAGCCGTAACCGCAACGCCGCAGGCAGTTGCTCAGGTAGGTGGCTAACTCCTGAAAGCACATCAGGTCGTCGTACGTCTCCAGGGCAAACGCCTCCACATCCTGGCCCAGCATGTCTTTGGCCAGCTTGCGGAACGCCTCCCAGAGGACCGTCAATTCCTTGTAGGACTCCTCGCCCATGTGGCCGTAGCCAAGCTCGGCGTAAGAGAATCCGGGTTTCGGCTCCGGCTTGTTCTGGGCCACGGCCATCCGCAGCACCTTGGAGATGCTCGTCTGGCTTGACATGGTCCCGGTGAAAGCAGGCTCGCTCACGTCTAAATCTCCGTGCGGCGCGGCGTGAATCGGTTCTGTGCTAAGGGCACTTCCACTGTCCGTCCGTCGCCGCGCTGGTAACGGACTGAGCGAAATGTCCACTCGGGTTTCAGCAGCTCTCGGCCGACTGCTTTCCATTGTTCCGCCGTGGGTGCCGTCTGCGCCAGGGCCAACTCAAGGACCGAACCGCTTCTGGCAATCGCCACGCATCCCCAATCCCACGTATCACCCCACTCTTTGCCGTCCGCAAAGACCCGCAGGAGCCAAACACCCTTCCGGATCGCTTGGAAATGCACCCACACCGGCAACACCCCTGTCAGCCGACGACAGGCTCATCTACCCAGAGCGTCATCGTTCCGGTCTTCGTGTCCCCGCCCTGAGCCACAACGACCTTGACGCGCTCGTTGTAGAGCCAGACAGGAACCTCCGTCAGACTCGAAGCGGCGCCGTCTGCGACCTTGTTTGCAGCCGCAACAGGGAAAAACCAGACATCTGAGGTGCCGGCATTCGCTTTAGTGAGAATAGGAATGGCCGAAGTCTCCCCCGTGATCGTCAAGTCACCGCCCGTGTCAATGGTGCCAGGCGCATACTTGAGGGCCACGATCCGGCCGCGAATCCGACTGCCCAGATAGACTGTGGCCGCACCGCTGCCGTTGGTCGTGATCGTTACCGTGTATTCAATCAGCACTGCGTGACCTCACTTTCTGGCTGTTTCTCCAGGCATGTCACCTGGGCCGGCGGAAAGAGGCGCGGGGTAAGATCGCCGGTGACCAGGACCACAACCTCCTCGTCTTGAACGCCCTGGAACTTGCCTTCCCGGTAGTCGTCGCCCTCTTTAACCATGACCGGATCGTCGATCGGCAGAGACCCCCACGGCTCGGACAAAGCGAGCTTGCCGGTCTTGCGGTCGGCATCTGCTTCCTCCTCAGAAGCGTCTTCCGGCTCCATCGGCTCGTCGCGGGCGATCCGCACAGTGTCTCGCCGGACCTCGTGGACATACTCGTCGCCGTCCAGGCGCACCGCCAGGCTTCCGATGCCAACCTGCCCGGCGTACACGCCCCATACCCATTTCGCAGCGCGACCTTCGCCAAGCCGGACCATCACGCGAACGGTGCCATCGGCCGGAACCTTGGACCAATCGGCCGACGGTGGGGACTTGTCGCGCCTGGCCTTGCCCAACTTCATGCTGCGGAGCATGTCAATGATCCCGATCGTCCCCAGCGCCCCGGAGTTCCCATCGGAATGAAACAGCCGCAACCGCAACTCGTACTCCACCAGCACAGACTCCGGGATCTGGGCCGCCGGCTTGCCGAGCATGCGGGCCATCGAGTCTTCATCGGCCTTGATGATCATCTTGTCTCCCTGTTGAAAAGAGCGGGTGCCGGGGGAGGCCGCCCGGACACCCGCACAAACCGCAACCGTCAGATCAACTGCGCACAGGCCCACCAGTCGAGCGACATCTCAGTATTGTCGCTGCCAGCGATGCTTTTCATCGCTGCGCAGAAAGTCAATGTTTCTGCATCCGGGAACGTCGCCGTAGCGATCTGGGTTGCCGTGACGTACGTGGACTGCAAGACGTTATCCACGTAGACGGAAATCCGCTTCGAGGCATCGGCATCCGGGTCGTAGATGAAACCCAGTTTGACAAACGTGTCGTTCGTCAACGCCGCGATGTCAGAAATCGCGTCGACCCTGGTCTGGCTCGCCGCCTCGTAGAAGAAGTTGACCGTATCCCCGTCGTCCAGCGGGACGTGGAACCCGATACCGTGATTGGCGGCCGTCGGAATGCCGCTAGTGTCAGTCAGAACATCACCGTCATTCGAGCCCGGCCCCAAGAGACCGATAGCCGAGACGATGTTGCCATTGGTGAGGGCCGCATCGGTGATATGATTCCACTTGACCCGGCACTCAAACGCGGTCAGGTGCGCATCGGCGGCGGTGTCGGAGATTTGGAGCAATTGCCCAGTTCCGTCACCGGCCTCGATGCCGATCTCCTCGTTTGCCCCAGCGCTGGCGTCGATGGCCAACTGAAGCACGCCGCCCTTCTCGTCGGTCGCACCAGTAGCACTGTGGTTCGAGGTGTCGTCTGCGTAGAGGACGTACGGCATCTCGCTGTGGAGGTCCGTCATCGTTCCGGCGTGATGGATCGCGGCGAAATCATCCCCGACCAGAAAGAGCCGCTTGTCGCCGTCGCTGGCCATCATGTGACCGGTGACTCGGCCCCAAAGACGCGGAGAAAGCCCCGTGGTATTCGCGCCACGGTGCCCGGTGAACAAGTTGTTGGGGAGAAAACCAAACATGGTCTGCATTCCTTGTGAAACTGTGAAAACCACCTGCTATGAAACCCGAGCAGGCCACAGGCTATGCCGACCGCGCCCGGCCCGGGTCACGCCCCGGGCCAAGCAACGGTAGGAGACTACGAGGTGCTACCGACGAAGCAGGTGCGACGGTCGATGCACATGTATCCCATCCACGTATCCAGGAAGACGTTGCGGACGGTGTGTTGCTTCGGCGCCGGCTTGGGACCGGTGCGCCGCTGGTTGCAGCCAGCCTTGACGAAGGGCCGGAAAGCCCGCCAGCAGATCCCGTAGAGCGGATCGGTGCTGTCGTTGGCCGTCAGGTAGGGCACGTCCCGGAAAGGCACCCCGGCGACGGTGACGCGGTTGAGATACTTGGCCACGTCCGCACCAAGGTTGTCGTTGCGTACCTCGGCAACCCGCTCCAACGGCTCCCGCACGGCGTAGGTGGTGTAGATCGCGTAGTCCACACCGCCGAAGCCAAGCTCCGGATGCGGGTCGGGCGCGATGAAGTTCGTGTAGGCGAACGACTTTTTGAGCTTCACGACCAGATCGTCGATCGTTGCGGCCGAGTAGCCAAACGTCCAGTTGCGGTAGTTCGGGTACGTGACGCTGGAGACCCCGGCACAACCCGAGGAATGCGTGCTCGGGTTGCCCCCGTTGAACGCACCGTCGGGAGTCGTGGTCGCGTCCTTCTGCAACCAGAAGGGTACGCCCATCGGACGCTTGTCCGTGGTACTGGACGGGGCCGACCAAAGGTTGACCTCGTTCAGCTCGTGCATCTTGTTCTTGGCCGAGTGCTCACGCATCATGAGCATCTGCACGATGGTCTCGCGAGGCGACTGGAACAGCGCCTCGTCCACATCGTACGACCAGGAAACGGTCTGCTTCGACCAGGGCACATGGGCCTCGATCGCGATGTCGTCGACCGCCGTCACGTCTTCAGCGTAGAGACCGCTGTTAACGGCCGTGCCGGTGTTGGCGACTTGCAGTTGCCACTGGATCTCGGTCCCGCCCTGCTCGACAATCCGCTTGTCGGTGATGAACTCGCCGGACACGTAACGCTGATATTCCAGCGAGATGTCCGTCCACTTACCGCGGTGAAACTTCCGCGTAGTGTTGGTGACGATGTCGTCAATAGCTTCAGGAGTAAGGTAAGCCATTACCTAGAATCCTCTTGTTTATGCCCCTACTGCGGGGCGCTTCCGCTTTCTTCCTCGTGCTTATCGAAAACCGCTGCGACCTCGGGGTCGTTGACCAACTCCTGGGCCGCTTCGTGAATAGTCTCGGGTTCCTTTCGCTTCGTGGTCTCGCCCACAACCTTGCGCCTGCCGGGAGACGGACGACGCCCGCGCGACTGCTCGTGGATAGAGCGGTAGATGCTCTTGCGCTGGGCCTCGAACATCTCGTCGCCGAACTCGACCATGGCCGCGCGACGGACGAGGGCTTTCATGGGCGGGAGTTTCGGGGGGCGGCCCCCAGCAGCCTTGGCGCGGGCCTGAGTTCGCCTGACGACCTCGTAGGCATCCCACACCGCCTCGCGGCGCTTGTTCTGCTCGTCGCTGAGCTTGCCGTCGCCGCCGAACAACTCCTCGTCCATCTCGTCCATCACGTCGTGGAACTGTGACAGCTCGGCTTGGACAAGGGCCTCTTGGCGCTCTTCCGCCAGTCTGCTGAACTCGTTCTGCACCTGCTTGCCCATCGTGGCAAACTCGGCGCGCAACGCCCTGTTCTCGTCCTGGAGTTGCTTGGCGACCTTGACGATGTGCTGGGTGGGTTCGTCGTACTCGGTGTACTTGGACGGATCGAGCGAGAGGTCGTCCCCTGTGCCCGCTGCGGGCTTCTCCTCGGCGACCGGCGGTTCGGCCTCTTCCCCGGAGGACTCCTCTGCCTCTTCCTCCGGCTCCTCCTGGAAGCGGCGCAAGGTACGGTCAACCAGGCGGCAGGCCCGCTGGAAGTCCTCGCCACTCCCAAAGCCGGTCAGCTCGTCCTCTTCCATCCCGTAACTGGCCGCCAGGTCGCGCACGTCGTCCGTGATCCACTCCGCCGTCTCTTGCTCCTGCGATTCCTCCTCCGCAGGTTCGCCGGAAGAGTCCTCGGACGAGACCTCCTCCTCTGCCGTTTCCTGGACTTCCTGCTCGGGCTCCTGGGTCTCGGCAGCCGTCTCCTCAACGACCTCAGTGGTGGCCTCGGCAGTCTCCTCCGCACCAACGCTCATGTGTCTTCTCCTGTAGGGGCCACGAAAAAACCCCGCTGGACCCCCTGCATGCAGGTCCAACGGGGCTCGGAGCGTACGTCCACCCGGATGGCCGTCCGGGCTTTCGTGGTTCGGGTTGTCTCGTTACCTTACCATGTCACCCAAACTCCTTGGGTTACCAAAAATGGACTATCGGGAGACCAGTTGGGCCGCCCGGTCCAGGTCTTCCTGGCTGAGCATCGGGCCGCCGCCGAGGCTGCCCGTACGGTTCACGAGATTGCGGCGCTTCGCGTAGGCGTCCCTCGCCCGCTCGGAAGCGCAATGGACTTGGTAGAACTCGGGCACCTTGGGGTCGCGGCGGAACTCGATATCGGTGCAGCCCCACGCCAGGCGCTGGGCCTCGCGATCCCGGAAAGCCTGCACCGGGAAGCCCAGAGTATCGCTGATGACTGGCATGGGAACGGTTCGCGCCTCTCGCGGCTTCTTGCGGGCTGGCTTCGCCTCCAGGTCTTGGCGCCGCCGGGCCATCACGCCGTCCGGCAGTTTGATGTACCCCGCAACGTCCTGCTCGATCATCGTGGTCCAGTTGACCCAGATGATCTTGCCGTTGTCCTCCCGCTCGAAGGCGTAGGAGTTGGCTCTACTGCTCTTGGCCTTCATCATCAGACTCCAACCGTGTGAGTCGACTGCGTCGCTTCCTGGCCCTGCCCAAGCCACGACTGCTGCTCCGCCATCGAGCGGGCCTGTGGAGAACCGCCGGACGGCACACTCCGACGGACATACTCCCGACTGGTCGTCGGAGGCATCCCGGACTCGCCGTTGGCCGGCTGCTCGGGCACGATCCCGAAGCTGATGATCTCCTCCAACTCGGGCATATCCAGCAACTCGGCGGCCGTTTCAGCAATCTTCTGGTAATTGATCTTCCCGCCTTGCTGGGCGATGGCTGCGGTCCCCGGCACAAACACGTTTTGCACCAGCATCAGCATCGTCTGGAGCTTCTTCGCCGGCGACTGGTAGGGCATCGACAAGAGGTCGATCTTGAGGTCGTAGTCGAAGAACCCGCCCTGACGGTTGTCGGGAGTCCATGTCGCGTCGATCGGCTCGTAGTCCTCCAGCCCCGGCGGCGTGATCGACCCAGGGATCGTTATGGACTGGTCGTGCCAGAGCATGTGGCCCAGATGACGAATGACGGTGACCGCGAACTCGTTTACGCGGTACTGCATGGCGGCCTCTTTCTTCGAGACCGCGCCCTGGATCATCTCTTCCTGGCCGAGCGTCGGAGCCTGGTTCCCCAGGCCCATCATCGCCGTCAGGTTCCCCGCCATCCGGTCATAGAGTTGAAGCATCCCCAGCATGTACGCCTGGAGGGCCTGGTCGACGCCGCCGAACTTCAAGACGTTCAACTCGGACATGTCGGCCACGGGAATGGACTGCTGATCGGCGGCCTTCATCACCTTCTCGGCATCCGGCGCTCCGGCCGGTGTATAGGTGATGATGTCTTTCTGGGCGCGCGCTTTCCTCGACTGCTTGCGGGCCAGGTTGTTGATGATGCGCGCCATACCGGCCAGGTGAGCTGCTGGAGAAGAAGGGACGACGTTCTCGGGCACGTCATTGAACGACAGCATCGGGTAGGGCCCGTACTGCGGGTTGTCCCATCGAAGGGCGGCGATCGCCCTAGTCTCGCTGGAGAACGGCCTGCGGGGGTCGATCGGGAAGGTGTAGATCATCCGGTCCCGGGGGATCCACACGTCGCACACGTCGATCATCGGCTCCAATTCGTCGACATCCGTCTGCTGGCCGGCCGCAATCCGGTCCAGGCGCTCGTCGGCGTCGGGAAAGCTCTGCTTCGTGGTCGGCTTCAGGTCGAGTTTCTTGATGGCGGCTTGATCGAATACGTCTTGCTGAAGATCCACAAACGGGATCCGGTACCAGTCACTGGCGTACTGCAAGAGAGAGACCTTGGGTGCCGCCATGTCGTGGACCCAATTGTCGATCGACACGTTTGATGCGAAGGGCATCGTGGGCACGACGACCAGGTCGCTCTCCAGCCGGACCTGGGGCGACTCCCGCAGGTGCATCTTGACGATACCGAGACAGAAGAAGGCGTCCAGCACCGCCTGGCGCAAGGTCTGTTCGAGCTGAATCTCGCAGACCAGGTTGTTCAGAGCGACCTCGAACCGCTGGGCGAAGTGCCTCATCGCCTGGCGCCGAGCCGTGATGGACACCCGCGGCCGGTTGGCCACCAACGACATGGTGTAGGCGTCAACCGTCTGGTTCATGAGATTGACGAGTATCTCATACCTGGGCCGGGTCACGTTCGGCTGCCCATAGGCGCTGCCCGCGTATTCCTGGACCAGGGCCCGAACCAGTTTTCGGAACGGCTCCAGTTGGTTGTAACTCCACTGCATCGACTTGAAGAGCCGGCCGCGATCGACTTCGCTGTTCGGGTTCATCGCTATCCCTAACGATCTTGCGGATGGAAGACAGCCAAGCCCTGCTCGGCACGGCTTCTCATCACATCCAACTTCTTCCGGCTCCCGGGTCGGGCATTGGTCGGTCGGCCGGGCTTCGCGTCCGGCATCGCCTCCGCTTCCAGCCAGCGGCGATTCCGGGGAAAGTTGCAGTACGGGCAAGGGGCATGGTCAACCATCAACCTACAGATGGGGCAGCGCACTTTGGCTCCTTCGTACGGAAGAGGCCGGCACAAACCGGGCGGCAACCCCTTATCCACACACTCCCGCACCGTCGGGTTCCGCGACTCCTTCAGTTGCCGCAACAACTTCCGCACCGATCGCGGCCGAACCCTCGTGAGCAGACCCGCGATCACCTTTGGGTCCGTGTACCCCATCTGCACGAGCCCCAAGACCACGATGGTGGTGTCCCCCAAGTCCTCGGGGAGCACGACCTCACGTAATGTCCTTTGCAGATACATGGCCACCTTACCACGCAGATACCCTATCTTGACTCATCAAAATCACAGCTCCTCAGTCCCCACCGAGTAGCCCATCATCATGTCCCAGTTGCTGCGGCCGTCCCAATCGTCGCCCTTCAGCGCCGCCGCCCTCTCGGCCCACTCCCTATCGCGTTCTTCGATCGAACCCGGCTGGATGATAGCTGGTCCGTCACGGCTGCCGGCAACTGGCCGGTCCCGCAGCGCCTGAACACCAATGCCCAGAGCGATCACCCGGTCGCCGTGGTTCTCGCCCGTGTCCGGGCTATCGGCCCCCGCCCTGGCGTTTGCCACATGCTGGATGGCCCTGCCGACACGGATGTACTGCTGGCACTCCTGCACGAGGGCGTCGCTGTGGAGCTTCAACTCCTCGGTCACCACGATCCGTCTCAGCTCGGAGAAGAGGACCTCCTTGCTCTTGTTGTCCGTCCACCAGCCGGGCTCTCTGACCTTCTTCCTCCGCCGCTTGTCAAACAGCTTGGTGCGGAGGTAGACGTTCTGGTAACCGATCTCCTTGACCCGCAGCGTATAAGCGTTGCCGGGACCGTTGCGTTCCCAGGCCAGGTAGGCGTTGCCCAGCCACTTGCAGATCGCCACGGAGAGGTCGGCGAACTCGTCGGGCGGAATCGTGTTGGACACGAACTCCCCGACCTGCTCCATCGTCAGAGCGTCGATGATCTCCAGGACCGAATTCGACGTGTACGTCCCGCCCAGGCCGGTCGAAACATCGGCCGCGACAATGTAGGAATGGCTCGGCGGCCGACCGTGAGTGTCGAGCGTCATCCAGAGCAGCAACTCCCCATCGGAGGCCCGGTTGACCGTCGGCTGGAGTTGATCGTCATAGACCACGTTGACCTTGCAGAAGGGAGGACGGACCGCCTTCCTGGCCGCCGTGAAGAAGTCGTCCGTGAATATCTTGTACAGCGACCCGCCGTAGTCCCGATCCAGCTCCTGGGCGATCTTGAAGGGATCCGCATTCGCCCGGTCGCATTCGTGGTCGTACCACGGGCTCCGCAGACCTCGTTCCAGCCTGAAGCCTTTCTTCCGCAACCGTGCGAACAGCTCCGTCACCTCTTGGTTGGGCGGGTTGTAATGCGGAGGGAGCGGGTTGCTGGCCGGGTCGATGGCCACGGGCACGTTGCGGACCATCTGGTAGAGCCCGCGGTTGCGGGTCGGGTTGTCCTGCCACTTCAGCACGAGCTTCTTCATCGCACTAGGCTCGTGCATGATCCTGTGGTACGCGCCCTCAGAGCCGTAGGGCGTACCAATGAACAGTCGAGAATGACTGGTGGCCTGAGTGCTGGTCAGGGCATCTTCGTCCTCTCCGGGCCTGAACTTCGACAACTCGTCTACGATCCAGTACGTGGCACGGCCTCCGGAGCCGACCTCCCCCGTCGCCGGATAGGCGGCGATCACGCACTTGTTCCGGTAGTTCAGGACTGTGTGGTTGCTGATGTTCCGCTGCCAGTCTGTGCCCTTGACCCCCGCCATCCAGGTCGGTAGTTGGTCCAACTCCCAGACGACCTTCTCCAAGAGACTGTCCATGTCTCCCGCAGTGTCCGCCTTTTCCAAGTTCCTGGAGACTACGTTGATCTTCACCATCCGCGATCCCGGGAGAGCGAAGATCCAATCATGCAGG